ACACTCCGATTCCCTAACTCTGTAATCATTCGCCCCACCATCTTGCGTAAATTATTTCGTGTTACATAATGAAGCGCATGGTGATCTACCCTCGTTACCGAGTGTCACCAACTGCCGTGCGAATGGCTTAGGTCATGGTTCTTGCCGATTGTGACTGTCATTCAACTAACACATTTACACCTAACACAACCCTCAACTATTTTATTTGTAAAATCATTTAGGTACTGAACACCACTGATCCAGCCTGTGCCGCCACACTCAGCGCACACTTCTTTCGTTTTGCCGTCATCCATCAATGTTCTGAACATCCGCTTCAAGTCAGGTAAAGAAGGAACAGTGCCATGACGCTCAACAAGCGGCATAACTGCTCTCCCTTGCTTGACATCAACGGCCAACAACAGTGCATCCTCTTTCCACAAGTTCTTCATGCCGTTCTTAGGAACAGGCACAGTTGGATACATAGCGCAAATCCTGTCAATCATTGATTCAATCTGTGTTGGTGTCACACCAGCCCCTCTCTGAGCGGCTTAAACATACCTTGTAAAACAGGGATCGCCACAAACCGTTCTCCAGAACTATAGATAGTGTTCTTTTCAACAACTGGCGCTGCACAAAAATCTTTCCCAGACACCAAAACAGCGTGCGTCCGTTCGTTGTTCAACATCACAAACCAAGTAAACAAATCTGGTTGAGCAAACTTTCGTTTACGAGCCGAGAAATGAATGGTGTCAAACGGGAACGATTCACCTTTCCAATTATGTTTCACTTCTACTTCAAACTCATAACTTTTTCCTTGACGCACACCCTGAACATCAATACCGAACTGATCTGGATTAACCCACGCCATAAAGCCACGAGATTCCAGCCACTCAATAACCTGATGTTTAGCGTTGTCATCATCCTCATAATGTTTCTGATCAAACACTTTGCTCATGACAACAACGCACACAATTCTGCGAACTCATTAAGTGTCATCAACACAATGCCATCAGAAGTTCCATCAGGCATGGCGATCATGGCGAATGGCCTGATGTCGCCTAACGCTTTCGCTTCATCAGATTGCGCTTTCGCTTGATGGAAGCGTGTAGCGATAGGGCTTACTTGTGCGCCAGCCTTAACTTCAACACGGAACATACCGCCCCAATGTTCTTCGTGTCGTGTACCTGCGTTCCCTGTGGCCGCTAAACCCAACTTGCGCCTAGCGATACGAGCCTTGTTGTCGCCTTTGGTGCGGTTTCGTTTGCCTCTGGCGGCAGGGTCATTACAGCCTTTGATACGGCGTAAACCGTCACGGGCTGGCTTCAACAGCAAACCATATTTGGGGCATCCCTCAGCGTTGCATTTATCTTGATTGCCTTGACACTCACCTTTGCGCTCATCCATTAACGGACTCAAAAGCAAACCAGTCAAGCCACACTTCAGACGGATGCAAACCCAACTTCACCGCATACCTATCCGCAGCCCACTGCGAAATCATAATGTCATTCTGACACCACTTATACACAGTAGAACGCTCAGTATCTAACGCCTCCGCCATCGTCACAATGCTTGTGTTTGTACCGAACTTCTTAACAAGTTCTTTCGCAGGGAAACTGCGCACATCATATTTCCTGGCCATCATTCCTCTTTTGAAGTTCACGAATGTTTTTGAACAAGGTTTCAATCTGTTCATCTAGTTGATCTATTTCTGTTTGTAAGCGTGCCAAAAGAAAATCAAGTGCGCTGTTAGCAACATCTGTTCTCTCTAACTTTATTTCTTTACTCATCATCCTCAACTCCTTTATCTCCGCACACTGGCGGCTCAGGTATAGGTTTCTTACACACACAACGGTATGAACGAACCCCAATCACAATCATTTTTTCTTCCTTTTCTTATCACGCAATAAACGGCGTTCTGTTGGTGTGTGGCCACCAAAGATCCCCCATCTATCATCATGTTCTTCCAACTTGATAACCAGATTCAAACACTGTGTCTGAACCGTGCATTGAGCGCAAATAGTTTTCGCCACATCCCAACGATCATCAGTCATGGTGTGATGGGGGAAGAACACCGCCATTGGTTGCCCTAAACAGGCGGCATCTTCCCTCCAGTCATACCGTTTAGGCATTAGCGCATTTCCATCAAATGCTTAATCAACCCTGATGCCTCTTTGCTTGACAGTTCATTCAAAGACTGTTTGTTATACAAGTTGTTGATGATTGGTGTGACATCTCCGTCAGCCTTTTCTTTGGCCAACTTACTGATCAAACCTTTTTGCTTATCGCTAACAACACCGCCAGTAGAAGTAGCAGGCTTCATGATTGGTGTGATGTTTTCAACAACAGTCAAACCAAACACTTCAGCGATTTCTTCTGCCGATGGGTTTGTGTCATCTATGTAATCCTTAACTACCTGAGGTGACGGAACACCCTTAGCAGGATGATTTCCAACATACGGTTTCGCTTCAACAGCACGCTTCGCTTGTGTGTCAGTCAAACTTGTGATCGTTGTTTTGTCTGACCAATCCTGCTTAGACCAAAGGCTCAACGAGATACCGAAACGCATGGCGGCGTTACGCAAAAAATCTCCAACCAGTTCTTTATCCATGTCAGGTTTATCGGAACGAACAGAACCAACACCAAGTAACGATTTACCCAACAGCGTGAGAGTAGCCCACATAGTTGCCGTACCGTTTTCAATGTTGATCGCTGGCCTACCATTTTCCCAAGCGACAGGCTGCCAGTTCCATGCTGGATCAATCTCAATCAAAATCCGTGTGATGTCAGCGTGTGAAACATAAGCGAGGTTTATACCGTTGCGTGGAATCGTGCCAACAATCTTCGGATCAGGTGTGGCGTACTGTTCCAAAACAGCACGCAATAGTTGTGTGTTTAGTTCTTCCATTACTTTGCCTTCTTTCTGTGTGTTCTCATCACACGGTATGGGTTTCCTTGCTTCGTATATTCCTGAATCATCTCAGGATGTTCTTGCTTTAATCTGGCGGCATCAAACGATTCTTTCCCTGCTTGCTGCTTCCAAGAAACTATTTGCTGGCCATCAAACAAACCAACCTCATTGCCCAACAACATTTGAGCGAGCGCATCTTTCGCTTTCGCTTCCAACTCTGAAGCCTGCTTAGATAACGCTCTTGCTTCTTCCAACTGCGCAACCCAATCCAACACAGTCGCATCAAGTTCAACGCTAGTTGGCTCAACACGCCAAATGCGTGCGATGTCATCAGCGGTGAAATCGTTGATCTCATCCATTGGTGGTTCATTCGCATCAACCCACTGGCCAAAAATGTTCGCTTCAGTAATCAGGCTATCAATAGCAAATTCATTAGTAGGAAGTTCAACACAACTGATTCGCAGGTCACGATCCAACACCACAAACCACACTGGAACTTCCAACACGGCTTGCTGCGCCCAACCTTGCCACAACCATTCAGCAGGCAAATCATTGGAATCATAAATGCTGTAACGGGTTGTTGTTTTGGCTTCCACTACAACACTTGGTTTCTGTTCATTATCAACACCATCAAGACTGATAGACAAACGGCCATCACGATAGATCACTTCTGGTGTGATGATCTGTGTGCCTAAATGTTTTGAGGCCGCTTGAATCAACGGTGCTTCCAAAAGGTTGCCACGATCAAACACTGCATTTGACGGTTGCTCAACTGGCTCATTCAGTTTGTCGGCAAACAACTCCGCACGGGTTTTGTATGGGCTTGCCCCCATCAATGTTGGTATGTCTGACGCACCGAAAACGCAATTATTGTTTTCATCTTTCCAGCGTGCCAGCAACCAATCTTTACTGCCATGTTTTTGTTTCGGTAATACTTTCATTGCTTTCTCCTCTATTTGTTGTTTGATCTAATTATTGTTGAGGGGTGTTACAGGGTTACTTGCCTGCCGCCCGATCTGCTTTTGGGTCACGCACTTCCCACACGCCACGCCTGATCTTGCGGAATACATCAACCCTGTCACCTACAAACTTCCGTACGGTGGGAACTGAGAGTCCTGAGATCTCGCACAGCAACGGAATGGTGGCTTCCTCAAAGATGTGACCAGCGCACCAAGCCATGATCTCATGGTATTGGTCTTGGCGTGTTGTCATCTCTGGTGTGCGATGGGCTTTGGCCAGTAGTTCACCAATCTTTGCTGATGGTACTTGTTGTCTGATTTGGTATGGGATGTGCGCACACCACAGTGGCCTGCCGTATGTTGCGATTGCTTCAGCAACTTGATCTGTGGCATTCATCACTTCACCTCCTTGGTCTCATCTTGTAATTTTCCTACACATGGGCAGATGGTTGTGGACTTGCGATATTCCTTCCACCCTTCATCTGGCGTGTAATCAGATTCCGCATAGTAAGAGCCACAATTCTCACCCCAAACCGAATCAACGCAATCTCTTATTGATTGGATTTCATATTGTTCGGAATCAATAATACGGTTCTTGCAAGTTGGTGAATGGAACTCTGGATTTCCCCACTTATCCATCCCCATTGAGATTAAACGCTTTGCATCTTTAGGCAATTTTTTGTAATCAACTGGCGTGTTCATTATTTGACCAAACTTTCTTTAGCCCATAATGCTGCTGCAACTGATTCGTGATATGTGCCCGAGGAACCGACCATTGCGTTCCCATTGTTTGAAACAACAGACCAGACGAATTCACTGTTTTCAATGCGCCTGACCGTGTATGTGTGGCCTGCTATTTGAGTGGCGATACTTTCGCCGATTTCAATTGGTGTTTCAAAGTTAATCATTGCATTCCCTCCTCAGGGTTTGTGTGGAGTTTTCCCCACACCTCAATCATGCCAGAACTGGCGGCAAATACCAAATCATTAAAACCCTCTCCCATCAAGGGTTTTACAGGCCAGTGTTCGGGGAGTAGCCCCACCCTTTCACAGATGAGGCTACTCAACCCATTTGCCACACAGCGGAGAAGGAGAACACTGTGCAACAAAAAGACACTACAGATCAATCAGAAAGAATGTTACTCGTACCCAAAACACGCATTGACTGAATCATCCCAACAGGAACACACAAAACACAATCCAACTGTTCCTGAGAATTACTTGACTGACAAATAACTACATGATCTTTTTTTGCTGACGCAAGTAACTGGCCAACAGAAACAACAACGCAAGGCTCAGCATCAATATCATCTAACTCAATCCACGAAGTTGTATCGGCGTGCGCATCATGCCAAACAATTTCAACATAAGTAACATCCATCACCAACCCTCTTTCTTCCGATCCATACAGAACACTGGCGCTTGAATGGTGATATTTCTTTCTGGTGTAACAATCGCTAACGCTTGTTGTGGTGGTTCATGCCC